CCGAGGTGGTCGAAGTTGGCGACCGTCTGGTCGGCGAGGGCCAGCTCCAGCCGGTGCACCAGGTAGGCGGCCTTGGCGGGCAGCGGCTCGGTGATGAGGGTCATGCTGCGTCCTCCTGTGAGGTGGCGGAGACGGCGGCGGTGCGCAGGAAGTCGGCGAGTGCGGCCTCGGGTACCCGGAACCGGGGCCGGCCGGGCCTCGTGGCGATGTCGATTGCCGGGAGGCGGCCGGATCGGATCAGCTGACGCACGTGCTGGGTGGTGCTACCGATGCGGCGGGCCACCTCGCCGGTGCTCAGGTAGTCGCCCGTGGGGGCGACCGAGGAAGTCGTCACTTGGTGCTCCCCTTCGGTCGACTGGGGTGGACACCTCGATGTAAGCAGATTGCTATGCAGCAATCAACCGCTCTAGAGCACACAGGGCGAATCTAAGACATCGAAAAAGCCCCCGCCCGAGGGGGCGGGGGCCGGAAGCGGCTGGTCAAGCCGGGAAGTCGTACACGAGGAGGAATTTCGAAGCGTCCAGAACCATTCGGTTGATCTCGACGACACGCCCATCTATCCGCATGGCCGACCGATGCTGTTCGATCACTGGAGCGCCGGCCGCCAGATGCAGATCATCGACCTCAGCCGGAGTGGCGAGCCTGCATCGCAGTTGCTCACGGAACTTCACCGGGCCATGCCCGGCCTCTCGCAGGCGGGCGTAGGTACCACCCGGGCCAGAGTCGATCTGCGTGATGCGGGTCCCGCGCGCCAGATCGTCGGGAATATAGGAGGTCGCCCTCATGACCACCTCACCCTCGACGGCGTAGCGGCGGTTGCGCTTCCAGACCGGCTCACCAGGCTCGAGATCCAAGGCGCGCGCCACGTCTTCGGGGGCGCCGATCAGCTCGATCTGTACGTCGCGGGGCTCGAGCCGCCGGTCATCGACGTCGACGTCCCACATCGACCGGCCTTCTCCCCACTGAGCTGCGGACAGCCGCTGCAGGGCGTTCCGCACGATAGGACGCCATTCGACAACGAACCAGCCTGAGCCGACGCGCGACTCCACGATGCCCTCGTCGCGCAGCACGCCGAGCGCCTGCCGCACAGTCATCTGAGACGCGCCGTAGTGAACGCACAGGTTCCTCTCGGCCGGGAGCTTCCGCCTCTCGCCGAACTCGCCGGCCGCGATCCGCCTACGCAGGTCGTCGGCGATCTCCCGGTATTTGCGGGGCTCGCCGGATTTCGGTGACACGGGCAACACTCCCTCGGATGGATCCATCTAGAGCAACGCTACCTGCTATACAGCACCGTCGCTCACGAGGCCCGCGCCCGTGTCTCCCGGGGGGACTTCCCTCAATTGCTCTAGAGCGATACGGTGACGTAGTCACCGCATTACTTTGAGCACCAGCGGAGGTACCCCCGTATGCCTGTACGCCACAGGCCCACGCACGCGAGCGGCATCCAGTGCGATGCCCACAGGGCCTACGCCCTGTCGTGCGAGGACTATGAGGCACTCTGCACTCGAAGCAGCGGCCTCTGCGAGGCGTGCGGATACAGGCCGAAGCGCCGGGAGGGCCGTCTCGTCATCGATCATGATCACAAGTACGGCGACACGGCCGTCCGCGGCTCGACAAGGCGGCTACGACCGCCAGGATCCTGCGTGCCCGCATGAGCCCGCGAGCATTTGGCGCCCTGGTCTGCGCCGTCAACCGACTGGACCAAGTGCCTCGGCGCCGAGGCACAGGCCCCCAGTAACGCGAACGGCCGGGCGCGCCACCGCCCAGCCTGTTCGACCGGCGAGTCGCCACTCGCCGATCCATCACTCAACCCTGCAAGGAGTGGAGTTCCCTATGACGGTAGCAGCCCCCCGTTTACCGCTGGCGGCTTTGTCGACAGATCACCTGATGGACGCGCCGCTCGACGAGCTGCTCGCCGAGTTCCGCGTGGACGTGTCGGTCATCCCTGCGGACGCCGGGTTCACCGGCGGCACCTACGTCCGTGACGACGGCTCGGTGTTGTTCGTGCGGCCCGCGGGGCGCCCGGAGGCGGAGTGGGAGATGCTGGCCCGCGCCATGCTCGGCCGCCTGCTGCGTGTGCCGATGCCCGACCTGCCGGAGCCGTACCAGCTGACGGTGATTGCCGACCACTGACGGCGCAGCGAAGCACCCCCGCCGGAAAGCCGACGGGGGTGCTTCGTGTCAGCGTTTACCGAGCCACTTGCGCACGGTCATGCCGCCGACCGCGCCACCGCGTCGGCGTTGAGTTCGGCGTCGGTGTAGGCGTTGCCGCAGCTGGAGCAGCGCACGTACTGGTCCCAGTCGGTGCGGGTGAGGGTGAGCATCCCGCAGGCCTCGTTGGGGCACGGCCGGCTGACGGCGCGGGTGCGAACCTCGACGCGGGCTATCCCGCGGATCTGCCACATGAGGTCCCGCAGCTCGCCAGCCAGCTCGGCGACCCATGGCTGGGTGGAGGCCCAGCCGAGTTCGCTGCGGAGCCAGCCGGCGAGCGCGGTCTCGGTCCACTGCTCGGGACCGTTGATCCGCCGCTCCTCGCAGATGAGGCGCACCCAGTCCCCCAGCAGGCCGATGATGGGGCGGCTGCCGGTCTGGTCCCCGTGCGGGTCGCGGACGGTGCCCGGCGCCGCGGGCCCAATCAGGTTGAGCGTGTCGAGCCGGCACGGCAGCGGGGCCTCCCGGGTGCCGGTGCGGCCGGGCTCGCCGGTGCGTTCGCGCTGCAGGCTGCCGTCGCGGAGGACGATGAGCGCGGCGGGGATGGCGGCCAGCCAGCGCCGGAGTTGGTGGACGCAGGGGTCACACAGCAGCTGGCCGCTCGCGAGCTCGTAGTCGCGCAGCGAGCGGGTGCAGTGCTCGGCGATGCAGACGGCGGTCATGCGGTGCTCCTTGGTGCGGGGCGGGTCATGGTTGCCCCTTCCGGGGCCTCAGCCGCCGTTCTGGCGGCCTGTGGGTGGTTGGTTGGGCTGGCGGCCCGGGGTGGTGCTCCCGGGCCGTCTGCGGGCCGCCTGTCAGGTTGCGGCGGCTGTGTGCCCGTCTGCCGGGTCGGGAGCGGGCCGGGCGACCGGAGCGCCATGGGCGGACTGCGAGGCCGTCAGAAGGCCACTGGTGGCGTTCTCGCGGCGGATCCGGCGCCTCTCCGCCTGGTAGTCCAGCTCGCCCTGCACGCAGGCGTCACACGGCGTCTCGCCGCGGCGTTGATGGGCGGTGAACCCGGCGTGGTCACCGTGCCGTTGCGGCCGGCCGTCGAGCAGACCGGCCCGGCAGGCAAGCAGGACCGCGTGCGGGGCGTTGCGGGCGCCGAGCTTGCGGATCGCCCGGCTCACGGTCGGGGTGACGCCCTTCGGGGTCAGCGTCAGCTCGGCCGCGATCTCCTGATGCGTCCGGCCGAGGGAGACCAGCTCCAGGACGCGGAGTTCGTGGGCGGTCAACGTCGGCCGCATCACAGCACCCCTTCCAGCCGCACGGTCACGTCTTCGATGCGCATCAGGTCGGTGTCGGGGATCTGGTGGACGAGGTCGAGCCAGCCGCACGCCGGCACGGGCAGCAGCTCCGGTTCCGCGGTGTCGCAGGGTTCGGGCATGTACCAGTGGGTGGTCACTGCGGCCTCCCTTCGCGCCGTACCTGGCCGCGGCTGTCGAGGATCCCGTCGGCCTGGGCGAGCAGGCGGAGGGCGCGGCGGAGGACGGAGCGCAGGGGTTCGCGGCGGCGGGCGTAGGCGGCGAGGATCTGCGCGGAGCCGTCGTCGGGGACCCAGCGGATCGGTGGGCGGGTCACTGGTCGCCTCCGCTGATGTACCGGTAGCCGGTGCTGGTGGGGCGGAAGCGGTCGAGGCGGATGCGGGTCCGGCGAACGCCGGGGAGCGGGACGGGTTCGCCAGCCGGGGTGAGGGCGACTCGCCGGACGGTGGCGTGGGTGTCGTCGGTGCGTTCGATCCAGACGAGGCGGTTCTCGGTTCGGGGGTCGTTGTCCTGCCAGATCTGGCCGGTGGCGGGGGTCGGGGTGTCGGTCACGTGTTGCTCCTGGTGGTGTGGCCCGCCCGGCAAGGCGGGCTTCTGGCGGGCTGTGGGAGGGCGTTGCGGTGCGAGACCCGCGCGGGGTGCTGTGCGGCCGGGAGAGGGCCGTGTACGCCCCGCGCGGGGTGTCAGGCGGACGGAGCGGCGGCCGGCTGCTGCTTGCACTTGGGGCAGCTGCAGGCGTCGGGCGGCGGGGTGGGTCCGGTGGCGGTGGTGCCGAGGGGCCAGGCGCCGGGGTGTGCGATCCGGTAGGCGGGTTCCGGGACGGCGGCCAGGCGGGGCTTCGGCTTGGGTGCGCGGCCGGTCAGGAGCCGCAGGTACTCGGCGAGGTCGCCCTGGGCGCGCAGTTCCGCGATGTCCTGGGGGGTCAGCTCGGCTATCACATCTCCGCCATGTCCACGAAACGGGCGTAGTGGAGCTGGGCGGCCACCGTGATGGTGGCGGTGGGGCCGCCGCGGTGCTTGCCGACGATCAGGTCGGCCTCGCCAGCCCGCGGGGACTCGCTGTCGTAGGCGTCCTCGCGGTGCAGCAGGATGACGATGTCGGCGTCCTGCTCGATGGCGCCGGACTCGCGCAGGTCCGAGACGAGCGGGCGTTTCTCCATGCGCTGTTCGGGGCCGCGGTTGAGCTGGCACAGCACGACGACGGTGATGTTGAAGTCGCGGGCGATGAGCTTGAGAGCTCGCGAGATCTCAGCGACGGCCTGCTGCCGGGTCTCGGCCCGCGGCGCCTGCATGAGCTGCAGGTAGTCGACGATGACCAGCCGCAGCCCGCGGGTGCGGGTCAGGTTGCGGACGCGGGCCCGCAGCATGGGCAGGGACAGGAGTGCCCCGTCGTTGATCCACAGTGGTGCTTCGGTGATGGCCGGCACGCGCCGGATGGCGCGGGCCATGTCCGTGTCGGACACCGTGCCCTGCTTCAGGTGGTGGTGTGGGATGCGGGCCTCCGCGCACAGAATCCGGTCCGAGAGCTCGCCCTTGGACATCTCCAGCGACTCGACCAGCGTCGGGATCTTGTTGCGGATTGCGGCGCCGCGGGCGAAGTCCAGCGCGACGGTGGACTTGCCCATGGCGGGCCGGGCGCCGACAACGACGAGCTGGCCGGGAGCCCACCCGCCGGACAGCAGGTGGTCGAGGTCGCTGAAGCCGGTGGGGATGCGGTCGTCGTTGGTGGGCGGGGTGACGGCGCGCTCCAGGCTGTCGCCGAGGAGGTCGCCGATCGGCGACAGGTCGGCGTCGTCGCTGGGCCGGACCACGCCGTCCAGCTGGCCTTGGAGGGTGGCCACGTCCCGCTCCGGGTCGAACGCGGGGCTGGTGCCCTTGAGCATGGCGTCGTAGCCGAGGGCGACGACGCGGGCAGCGACCGCCTTGGCCGCTACCCGGTCGGCGTACCAGTGGGCGGCGCCGGGGTGAGCGTAGTCGTACAGCCGCATCACCTGCTCGACGGGCGGCACCCGGGTGGGCATGCGGCCCTCGGCATGCCAGGTCTCCAGCTGCCGGTGTACGGCCAGGTGCCGGGGCTCGCCGTCACGGAACTCGGTGCGCAGGTGCTCGACGGCCCACCATGTCCAGCGGAGCCAGTCGGTGGTGATGTCCGCGGGGTCGAATCCGTCGGCGCCGAGTTCGTCGATGACCGCGGGCTGCTGGATGGCGGTGGCGACGAGGACGTGCTCGGCCTCGACGTCGCGGGGCCTCTCGGGCAGTGCCGGCGCCGGGGCGGCGGAGGCCTCGTCGGGCGCCCACATGTCGGTGTCGGTCGTCATCACGCGGTCCTCCGGCGGTCGTGGCCCTTCATGGGGATGAGCTGGCACATTTCGGCGAGCCGGGAGGTGACCCGGTCGCCGAGCCGGCTGCTGAGTTCCGCGGGCGACACGTTCGTGGTGAGCACGGTCGGCAGGTGGTGCTCGTACCTGTGGTTGATCAGCCGGAAGTTGATCTCCTCGGTGAATTCGCTCGCTCGCCGCTCGGCACCGAGGTCGTCGACGAGGAGCAGGGGGGCGTCCCGGTAGCGGCGGAACTCTGCCTCGCTGTCGACGCCGTGGCGGGGCCGGAGCGCGGCGTACAGGTCCGCGGCGGTGGTCACGGCCCAGCGGGCGGCCACCCCGCTCACTGCGATCGCGCGCATCGCCCCGTAGGCCTGGTGGCTTTTGCCGACGCCGGTCGGGCCGAGCAGCAGCAGCGACGGGCCGCGGGTGACGGAGGCGATCGGCCCGCCTCGTTCGGCCTGGGCCTGCTTGGCGGCGGCGATGAGGGCGTCGATCCAGGCGTGCACTTCGGGCAGGGTCGGCACGGCGGTCCGGTAGTGGTGCGGCACGAGTTCGGCGGCCTGCAGGTAGGTGTGGCGGGCGATGTTGGCGGGGTGGTGCGGGTCGAAGTCGTCGGTGGTCAGCCAGTCGGGGTCGAGGCCGCGGCTGGCGAGCAGCGGGGCGAGGTCGTGGCCTCGCAGGCTGGAAGGCGGGATGTACTGCATCACAGCTCCTGGTCGTAGACGGACTGGTCGATGGGGTTGCGGTACGGCTGGTAGCCACCGGAGACGGCGCGCAGCGTGGGTGCTGAGCCGGCCGGGGTTTCGGGCAGGCCTCGCCAGCCGGGGAGGAAGTAGCGGGCCGAGTACGGCGGGGTTTTCGACGACTGCCAGACCCGCTCTGCGTATTCGACGAGCACCGGGACGCTGCGGCTGTGGACGAGGCCGACGAGTTCGTTCCACTCGTCTATCTGCATCTGCCAGCTGACGCGCATCCCGCGTCGGGTCATCTCGTCGATGAGGGGCTGAACGACACGGAGGGCATCCGTGTCTGCTGCCGTGCTTCGGCCACCGGGTTCCTGATGTAGATGGACCTCATTGGACCGTTTAGGTCCGTAGGAACTCTTGGGGGGCTGTGTGCCCCTAGCTATGGGGTTCTCTGCCCCTAGCTCTAGGGGCTGTGTGCCCCTAGCCTGGGGGCTCTCTGCCCCTAGCTCTGTGTCGACTAGGGGCTGTGTGCCCCTAGCTTCGGTGTCCTCTGCCCCTAGCTCATCTCCGTCCATTTCGGGCACGGTGACGCCCGTCGGGATCGTGAGCCGGTAGCGAGTCCGTGCCTTCTTCGTGCGGGCCT